GGACAATACCAGGAATCATTATCTTCTCTTTATCCTTGTACTCGCTAATCTTTTCCAAAGCAACAGAGAATGTCATATCTCTGTTCTCCATACCTAATAGCTTGTTGACATTCACAACGCTACGAGCAACGGCTGTCTTTCCATCGTTCTGTAATGCTTCAATATCTCTTTGCGAATTGGCAAGGTTCTGTTTTAGTTCCGCACCTTCATTACCAGGGAAAGCCGTCCCTGCTGTGTAGCCCAATGAGAGGTCTGAACCAATAGGGACTAATTTTGTTCCGCTCCATCGATATGTAGTATTGTCCGACGAATCGATATACACTTTACCACTTATTGGTGCAAATCCATTTCTTGAAGAAACGCCATACTTTTCTTGGTCTACCCAAGAACCATAATAGATAGTGGCTTCGTTCTCTTGTGTTTTTACTGCTAATACAAAAACATTATCAGTGCGATTATAGATTACCTTTGCATGCTCGTCTGTTGATAACATGTCTATACCCTGCTGTTGTGCAGTAAGGTTATCCATGCAACCATCAAACTCTATGACATCATCAACATAACTCGGCAAATGAGCAGCTGGTACTTTGCCATCTTCATCTAAAGGTGCAATACCATTTGCTTTGCCTTTTGAGTCTTTTATAGTGGTTAATTCAGCATTTATATCAGATGCCGCTTTCTTTGCGTTCTCGGCAGTCTGCTGTGCTGTCTCTACGGCTGTGCGAGTTTGGTTCACACTATCGCCTTGTGTTGTTACTTGTGTTTTGAGTGCCTTTACATCATCCTTGATACCCTTAACATCGGTCTTCGTAGCGTTAAGGTCACCCTGCAATTCAGATATGTTGCTATTATATTGTTCACTATCCACTGTAGGGTTTCCGCCATTCTCTCCTGTTGCTACCCATGCGCCTCCATCTGCTACATAGATAGGTGCAGGCAAACTGCGCCCTACGATTGCCCACCACCCATCATGTGGACGTGGGTATGCTTCACGAAGTTTTTCGACTGTGGTAAAAAGACCCTTGTTGGCTGACTTGACATTCTTAGCCTCGAGCCAACCATCTACTTTACAATTGCCTTTTATATGAGTATTGCCTTGAACAGTCGCATTACCACCTATGGAAGTATTACGACCTACTGATACGTCGCCATCTAATTGTGTTGTCTTTACAGAACTCATATTAATGCTGATTTTGCTAAATCTGACAACGCCTTACTTAAATCAGCATTGCCATAAGTTGTTAATACTAATGATGCAATGGTGTAAACTACAGCCTGGTAGCAGCGTTCGCAAATCTCGATACCATCATCTTCATCTATTACTGGATAAGGGAGATAGACAGCCCTACTAACCATAGCATTCTCACTCTTGCAAGAATAAAATTCCAAAGCCCTACCTTCTGGACGAATGGCAATTGCACATACAGGCTTTTGAGGGGTACCGCGTATGCCCTTAAAGCGGCTACTTTGCTTCTTGTATTCTGCATCGTCCTCACTGACAGAATGATATACAGCGCGCTCCCAGTCATCCATTTGGAATACTACAAGACGCATGAAGTTCTCAGGAAGCAGACACCAACCGCTTTCAAGTTCTTTCCAGTAGATGGCGTCTCCAAAGTTGTTACCTCCATCAAGTAGGTATGCAGGTGCCGTGCTATGTATTCTTTTTACAGCATCCGTAACCTTTGACTTGATAATATCGTTTAAGGAAAGAGTGTCCACATCATCAAAGCCTATTAGTGTGTCACTGGACATATTTTGGTCCATTGCTATGCGAACGTCTTTTGCTATTTCGTCAAGACGATATACTTTCATTGCATAGAGATATTACTTATCCAATCCCTCGAATTCAATATTATTAGCCTTAGCAACTTCGAGAATAGTCTTAAGGCTGCGGAGTGATGTGCGGCTAATGCCCAATGTGTCTGCAAGGTAGTTCTTGGCTTCTCCCAAGTCGCTTACAGCAATCTTCTGAATATTGTCGTTCTCACTCTCCTCAACAGAGGTATGCTCTTCATCTTCAGTATCTGTTTCTGATGTCTTCTTAGGTCTCTCAATGCGATCAAGAAGGAATAAATCTCCGAATCGGTAATGTCGTTCGATAGCATTCTGTAATTCTTCACTATCAGTTGAAAAAACGCTGCCACCATTTGAGAGTGCAATAAAAGATAGATGCATGCTTTCTCCACCATCAAGAATAACGTTAATTGCGATATGCGAATCTGATATATAATGCTTTGTCATGTCTTTATAAATAAAAAGGGATGGGATGTACGAGAATCCCACCCCTTAGTGTTATTAATTATTATTTGCTGTTAGGCGTGTGCAAGTTTCATACGTGCATGTGCCTTAGCATAGCGCAAGTACAGACAACTGACTTCTTGAATAACTACAGCGTCGGTGTTACGAATACCTGCTTTCTTTAAGTCAAGAATATTACGAGCCCAAGATACGTGTGTTTTCTTAGACAAATATTCTGGATCAAGAGCGAAGCCACAATCACTCATACCGTTAACATCAAACAACTCATGATGAACTGTAAGCACCTCTCCAAAGTCTGTATCCCAGGACTTAAATTTCAAGTTCCAAACTTCAACGGTATCCTTCAGACGGAACTTGTCACTCTTAATCTTAGAGAATGCTGAAAGCATGTCTGAACCACAAAGGAGGATCTTTCGCTTGTTGCCAATACCAGTACCAACGAACAAGTCTTTGGTAATATCAACAAGATCTTCGTCAGAAATGACAGCACAATTCTTTGCTGTGTCCCACTTTCCAACCTCAATGTCTTTTCCAGCCATCCACCAGATTCCACCAGTGAACCAAGTGTTCATGCCCTCCTTAGCAATATGCTTGATAACATTCTTAACACCAAAAAGGTAAGTGTTCTCCATTGCAAGGCGCATGTCGTAGATACCATCCTCTTCCAAATCAGAGAAATTCCAATTCACCTCCTTTGATGCGATTTTATCAAAGGTTGACTGTTCTACTTGAATCATGAAATTCTGACAGTACTGAGTCTCTGGCATTGGAATATTATTGAAACGTCCAGTCTGAACATCCAATTCTCCACAAGCCTTACCCATTCTTACAAGCGTAGCTCCACTCTTAATCTCTGGAACAAAGATAGGCTGCTTAGAGGTATTGTCCATAGAGCCATTAACTGCATATACTGTAGGGACGTTTGTTGAAGCATCCTTACCGCATACACACAGCACAAGATCAGGAATATTACTACCCGTATAAGCCTTACCTGTATTAGGATCCGTTACCCCCTTAACACCAACTACACGAATAGTATCATCAAGTGTAAACATATTGGTGTCGCTCACAGGAAGTGACGTGCTGGCACCACTGGTCATAGCCTCTACCTTCTTTGTAGTAGTACACTTAATCTCACGTGTTCCAACAGAATAATACTTCACCTCAAATGAGTCACAAGAACTTGATTTAGCATAGCGACTAATCTGATCCACTGGCGTAGCCATAGGACGAATTTTAACGATACGCTGGTCTACATCACTCATGTAGAAATTTTCTGCACCATCTGTACGACCCTGTGTTTCAGTGGCAATACCATCTGTACCACCAGTGCCCTCTGCACCTGCTCGGGTCTTACCTGCATCTGGTAAAGCTGTAGCATCTGCCATTAGTACGCCATGTGACGCTCCCATCACAATAGCTAGCAGTGTCAGCATAATGCGATAGAGAAAACTCGAACTTTTCTTAATTGTTTTCATTCTTTTTCGTTTTGAATTATTAATTGTGATATTTATTTATACGCTGTGCGTTTCTCTCCACCACGTTCCCAAATGGACTGATTTCCATCGTAGCGGCTGATAGCACCAAGATCAGGCATTTGTCGTTGAGAGCTGCTACCTCCGTTCTTGCCACTGAGATTAGCTGTTCCATCATTATGAGATTTCTTGCGGAGTTTCTCATCAATCTTTGCATTACGTCCTCGAATTTCACCTTCATGTGCAGCTTCTTCCACGTTAGCATCATGGTTGATAGCCTTAGAAGCCATTTCAATACTCTCACGAGAGAACTTACCAAGAATACCATCTTTCATTATGTTTACAAGGAACTCCATAACCTTGTCCACCTGTTCATCGCTCCAGCCATTTTCTTTCTGTATAGATTCTATGGTAGCGATTGTTTCAGCAATATTCTTTTGATACTGCTCGTCAAAATCTTTCTCTTTAGCAACACGTTCAGCATACTCTTGACTTGCTTTTGCAAGTTCTTCTTGCTTATCAGGGTCTTTAAGCTCTTCTACGAAGTCATCTCCGAACATACGTACTAACTCAATGGCTGGATTGCCACCCTTACGCCAGTTGGTGAGGAAGGATGCGCTGCGAGGATCACTTGTAAAGAGGTCTGAGAAGGCTTTTTCGCGCTCCTTATAACCATTAATATCCTTTTCGTATCCATCGTAGTCATCTCCTATTTGACCATACAAAGCTTCTTCGTCATCAAAGTTATGATCAGGATACTTCTTACTAATCCTTTCCTTAAACTTGTCACGATTACTCTTAACTGTTGGATTTTCAGCCATAATCTTATATCTCTAAATTTATGATGGTTGTTTTAATGCAAAAATAGGATACAAATATTATATAAATCGTTTAAGTTTTTACGTTCTTTTTTGTAACTTTGGAACATAGATAAGACTGTTATGAAACATCGAGGTTCCACAATGGAGTATGCAGAAGAGCGCATGAACGATATAATGAGGCTATATAACGAGCATATATCGTCATGTGAATATATCAGTATTCCACACATTTGTAAACAGATATCTAATATGCCTTCTCGAAGATTTTGGGTATCAGAGATTTGGGCAAGCAAAATTATAATGGCAATTATAAAAGGTAAACACCCTTATTATAAGATGCGCCCTCTAAAACGTGAAATGTTTCATGAAATACACAAACGTGTTGTTGAACTTAAGAAAAAGAATCCTCATTGGTCGATTAATAAGTGTTGTGAGATAGTTGTAGCACAGCCTGCACCTAAATTCTATCTTAGTGCTGGTAGTATTAGAATTATGATATGCAAAGAGAAAAAGAAAAGATACGAAGAAAGAAAGAAAAGATTACAGCATTGCTTTTAGCATTTGTCATAATGATACTATCTTTATTGAATTTTACTAATTGGCATACCATTGGTATCTATACAGGAGGTTCGTGGGTGGGGAGATGTCTCTATCCTTTCTTTCATTCAGGTATTATACATGCTGCTCTTAACGCTTGGTGTCTTGTCTGTTTATTTTTTATCTACAACATCAGATTGCAAAGACTTATACTTGCTTATATTGTTGCTATAACTTTTCCAATAGATACTCTTTCATTAGTATTACCAATTTCGAAATTGCCTACTATAGGACTATCTGGTGTAGTATTCTTCCTTTTTGGGTCAATCTCTTTTGAAGTAGGTAGGAAATTGTACTATCAAGCATGGATGATCTTCTATCTTGCTGTTGGCTTTGTGTTTCCATATACTAATGCATGGCTACATCTATACTGTTATTTATCTGGTTTTTTGTTCTCGCTTCTTAACTATCCTATAACAAGATGCAAAAAGAAGTAATAAGTATATTAAAAGAGAATGATAACCGTAATGCCGACGTTTATCAAAAGTTTGACCCCATCAGTGGTGTAGGGTCTATTGGGAAACGTGTTGAAGTACATATAGATGGATTTCCATTAGAAACACAGTATATTCCTGTTGAAATGCTTAGCATTCCATTGGTAAAACTGTTAATCAAGTGTGGAAGTATCATAAAATTCCTAACAGAAGAATTAGAAGTAGAATATTCTGAGGAAGATCGTCTTAAGGTTATAGAACAATTTGTGCGGTTAAGGTGTCGCTATGACTTTGCTTTTTGGGCTGCATTATATGTTTTTATTAAAAATAAAGGTGGCGGAGAAGATGTGTTGTTTCGACTCACACGACCTCAAAGGAAGTTCGTAGAGCGGCTTGAAGCTTTACGCAAAGCCAATAAACCTATACGAATAGTTCTGCTAAAGGCACGACAATGGGGCGGTTCTACAACTTCTCAGTTGTATATGGCGTGGCTTCAGCTCGTTCACAAGGTCGGTCTTAATTCGCTTATCATCGCTCATCAAGGTGCAGGTTCTGATGAAATCAAGGATATGTTTGATCGAATGATTAAAGCCTATCCTATATCTATGCTTTACAAGCTGGGTGAAACTTACAATGAAAATGAATCTAAACTAGTAGGAGTAGGGCACTCTGGTTCTATTCATCGTGTACCACAACGTAACTGCAAGATAAAAATTGGTACTGCTGAACGACCAGACTCTTGCCGTGGTGGAGATTACAATTTAGTACATCTTTCCGAGGTGGGACTATGGAAAACTACAGATGGGAAGAAGCCTGAGGATATTGTACGCTCAGCTTGCTCTGGAATCTTACTGAAGCCGTATACGATGATTGTTTACGAGAGTACAGCAAATGGTACAGGAAACTTCTTTCAGCGAGAATATGATGCGGCAAAACGTGGAACTTCACAGTTTGAAGCAATGTTTGTTTCTTGGTTTGACATAGAGCAGTATTCTTTGGCTTTTGAAGACAATGACGCAAAAGCTGATTTTGCTATATGGCTATGGAAGAATCGTAATAATGGTAGTGCTTCATCGGCACGTGCTGAAAGTGGAAAGTACCTGTGGTGGTTGTGGGAGCAGGGCGCAACGTTAGAAGCAATTAACTGGTATATACAAGAGCGTGCTAAATATAATGAACATGCCCCAATGGCTTCTGAATATCCATCTGATGATATTGAAGCCTTTGTACATTCTGGTGAACGTGTCTTCGATAAGTATAAAGTTGATGAGTTTAGAGCATCGTGCAAACAGCCTAAGTATATTGGAGATGTTTATGCAGATGGCGATTCTGGTAAGGACGCACTAAAGAATCTTCGCTTTGCAGAAGATACACAAGGATTACTATGGATTTGGGATTTACCAGAGATTGATGATAAAGAAATTGTTACAAATAGGTATCTTACAATAGTTGATATTGGTGGGCGCTCGAAAAAAGCCGACTGGTCTGTTATCTTAGTAATAGACCGTCTATTTATGTTAGATGGAGGTAGACCAGAAGTTGTTGCTCAATGGTACGGACATATTGATATGGATATACTTGCATGGAAAGCTGCACAGATAGCTGCTTTCTATGACAACTCTCTACTTGTTATCGAGAGTAACACTCTTGAGACGCATGACAAGGAAAGACAAGTTGATGGAGATTTATCACACTTTATCCTTAATCAAATTAAAGAAGTCTACCCCAATCTCTATGCACGTAAGCAAACAGAAGACGAGATTAGGGAAGGTCTGCCTCGTAAGTATGGTTTCCACACCAACGTTGCAACTAAGCCCATGATCATATCAACTCTGATTAAAGTAGTACGTGAGCATATGTACATTGAACGTGATGAGCGTTGTTTGGACGAATATGTGGTTTATGAGAAAAAACAAAATGGAGCCTTTGGTGCTATTATTGGTAAGCATGACGATTTATTAATGACACGTGCTATTGGTCTTCATATTTGCTTTTTTGAAATGCCTATACCAACTATTGTGCTGCGTGTCAAGATGCGCGTCCCGAAAAAAAAGAAAGCAGTATCAGCTGCAACAATATAAGTTTAATTTAATATATAATAAGATGATGAATGTTTTTAAAAAAATGAAAGCTTACCTTCGCTATCGTGAAGCGGTAAGGAAGGCGAATGAGGCACATGAGAGAACTGGTGAACGTTATTATGTTATGCCAGCGTCAGGTACAAAGAAAGCACTCCTTGTCATGGATAGATTTAACTTTCGTCGACTAAAACACAAAGGCTATATTACCAATAAGGCTTTTGTTGCTGACCTTGAAAGAGAGTGCTTTTATGCAACACCATATAGAAATGGGACAGCAGAAATGCCAGCCTCTGTTATTGAATTGAAGAAGCAACAGTATTACTCTTGGTGCAATGGGAAGATACAACGTAAGACAAAAACAAAGTCTTGACGGCATTGCCACCCTTACCAATGACCCTTTAGCGGTAGAGAATATTCAAAAGAATGTAAATAAGAAAAGATAAACAAAAGGTGTAGGATAGTCCTACACCTTTTGTTATGAAGCTTGTAACGCTTGATGTAGTTGGTCTACTGCTTGCATATTAGCTCCTTGTTGCGCTTTTTGCATAATTTGCGGTGAAACACCTTGGGGTAACTGTCCCTGCTGTATCTGTTCTTTTTGAGATTGTAGACTTTGCAGTAAATCATCTGCAAATGGGAAGTCTCCATGTTCAAGTAGTTGTTCTACACTAATAGCTTGAGCTTGCCATAGTTGCATAAGAACATCATTAGCAAGTTGACGATATGCTGGTGTTGTTGTACTTTCAGTGATAGACAGGTCAAATTCAACATCTCTAATTTTCTTAGGGTCGTATTCTATTTGCGTACCGTTCTTACCTGCGATGTTAAACACACGTTTCCCATCATAGAACTGTTGTATATTCTTCACGTCTTTATAAGCTCCATCTATAACAAAGTAAGAGAAGCTCTCCAACATATCAAGCAATGACATTGTAGAGTTCTGAACTTGCTGATTATACATAGATGCACTTTGCCCAGAGAAGCCAGGCTTACCCTGCAAAGCCCCATTCACACCTGATATATCCTCAAAGAATTTTAGCTGTAAGTTGAGCAACTCGGTAATACCAATATTGGTAGAGTTGTTCGCTACTTGATGTGGCATTTGCCCAGTCTTAGACGGCTTAAAGATTATAACTCCGTTAAACTCCGCCCAGCTTTCCGCAATATCTTCCATGCTTACTCCATCAGGTAGACAGTCTTCTGGCATCAGCAAGACACCCTTAGCACTCGCTCGCATGATCCAATCATACAGCGTAATGAGGCGGTTAGTATACCTCTGCTGGTCTATGACATCGTTAACAAATGAATGTATCTCTCCATCTATGAAAGGATAAGCCTTGAATATATAAGGGTGACTTCCGTGTTCAAAAGGAGTTTCTCCTTCTTTAAGGATATGTCCAAATGGGGAAAGATAATAGAAGTACCAATAATCATCCATGAACCAAGTAGCTTTGATAAGCGGAACTTCTTCTGCTGGCATTCCAGATGCTTCTGCCATTTGCATACGCTGCTCATTTACCGAAACAACATTCTTGTAATAATCTTCTTCATCTATTTTATAGATGTCTCCATTAAGGTAGTCATGACAACGATAGCGTGGCTTCTGCTCCTTGCGCCAAACCTCTATAACACGACATCTTCCAGGTTCACTGGTGAAGAGGAAATCAAAATTATCAAGTCTACTATAGCCAAACTTCTCTGCGTAGCTCGCTATATATTCCTTACTATCTGCCCATTTATATATGTCCTTCAGTTTACGATAATCTTCTGGGGCTTCTGCAAACTGCTCACAGAGTTGCCCAAAGCTAATATCGTGCACTTCTCCTAAGCAACCAACGTCCCAACCGCGGAAATCACGCATATTGTTATCAATGAAGAAGTTGTTAGGTTGTACGTAATCCGTCCAGCAATCTTCCTTACCGTTACGCCATCCATAACTTTTGCGATGTACAATAAAGCCAGAGATTAGAAATTCTTCCATTGTACGTGCATATACCTCGCTCATTCTGTTGAGCTGCATATTACATTGCAGAATGGTAGACATAGTTTCTCCAAGTTTCTGCTCATCTCTATCTCGTGCTACACATGTAGGCTCTTTCGATTGCGAACGATATACACCAAGTACATTACGAACAAGTCTTCGAATAAGATTATTCTTTAGAGGAACGTTACCTTGCTGCTTGATATATTCTTCCTCTGTCATCGTTTTGCCATCGACGCAAATCTTATCGTCCCATTGGTCTCCGTAGGTGTATCTCTTGTTCCTCTGTCTATCTTTTCGGAACTGATCCATTTCATTCCAATAGTGTTGAGCCTCCATGAGCACATCAAAAGCCCTACGCCTCTCAAAATTGTTTGCACGAAAAGCAACCGTATCCATTTCTTCATCTTTCGCTTTTGAAGTAATACGGTTCATCGGTATCAACTTTTCTTTTTTATTTGTAATAGTATGCATATTTAAATCCAATTTAATAGTGTAGGCAAAGATAAACAATGCCTACACTATCAGTAGTTTAACTATTTACGTGTCTTGTTCATTTCGTTAATCATCTCTTTTTTAAGATTCGTGAGTTCTTTCTCGAGTATTATACGTTCCTCTTCGTCGTTAGCCTCTTTCAACTCTTGATAAAGAGCGTCAATATCCTTGCTGTAGTCTTCGAAGATCTCATACCGAGCAAACTCTGGAGAGTTATATAAGAAATCTATCTTGTCTGCATAATCAAAGATACCTTTGTCTGTATCATTTTCATAATGTTTTATTCTCGCCTTTAGGATATCATGTTCCTCTTTAACTCTCATATATTCGTTGTTGATCGCACGTGCCTCCGTGCGCTCGTCTCCATTTTTTAAGACTCGATTGAGGAGTAAGAAATTACGTGGGTCATATTCTCTTTCTCCAGCTATCGTCTCTGCACTTTTAGTTAGCTTGTCTATTGTACTGGAAACGCCTCCAAAATATCCATTAAGAAGATATTCTATCTGCGCAGGATTAATGTCAATAGTACCCTTAGTGTAATTATCTCCGCCAGTAGTTTCATTAAGTACTTTTGCCACATTCACGAGGTACTTATTTGCACTCTTGTATACTTTCGTCCATTCTGGCATATTCTTATTAAAAGGAGTATCTTTATAGATAGGCATACCTGTCCAGCTCTTGTTGCTATAAACCTCTGCAAATGGCTTAATCGCACTTGGAACAAAAGCTTTAACACCTCCACCACCTTCTAAGAAGTCTATTGGTAGGACTTGCGTCATCTGCCCAGCTATAGCCTTACCCAACTCTGAATCTGTAAAATGCTCTTTACCACTCATAGCACTAACCATAAGTTCTCCCATACCATAGACGGCACGATACTCTACAGGTAACGGAATAGATACCCACTGATCTCCAACTTTGAACAAGATATTGCTACGCCTTACGTATTCAGGCAGGTTCCAATAGCTATTTGCATCTTCATCATCATCTCCGTCTCCCATTCCTATACCTGCAACTAAAGCACCAAGTAAGAACATTGTTGCTGCGCCAACAAACGCTTTGATAGGATGTTTTTTAAATTGTCTACCTAAGTTTGTTGTTCCTTGTATTGCAGCATTCCAGAAAACAAACCCGCTACGTCCTATCCCAGAAATGAAAGCACTTGTATTACCAATCTTTGTCTGTCCAACTGCTTTCATAAATTTTGCACCACTACCTTTCTTGTTGAAGTTTACAGATATTTCTTTTGCATCATAGATAGAACGTTCTACTGTTCTACCCATCTCACGTGACGTAAGGTAAGCAGCAAACCGTGCGCAGTTCTCAACAGCACGATTGTACTCGTCAAGTCTTTCGCTGAGCAAATTGAATGCTTTAGCAATACTTAGCTTGCCATTAGCACGCTTCAACTCTCTACGAATATCATTCTTATGCTGCTCAATATCTCTCACATTAGCATAGCCTGTTTCGCCGCCATTCATCATAAACTGATAGAACATATGTTCCAGTTTATTATTCATATCAAGCGTTCCTTTTCTATGCTTGGCAAGAAGGACTTTTATTTGTGCAGGGTTGCAACGTGCGATATTTCTATGGAAGCGTAATGCGTAATTAGGACTTTCCTTAACCCATACTATCGTGTTTGAGTAAAGCATATCGCGAATAAAGTTAGATACTACGAAGTCTGGGTTCCTTGTAGTATAGAACGCACTTAGTTGTCTATTAACCATCTCCCCTGCTTTAAGGATTGCGCCAATAGCACCAGATGTATCATTGTCTGGGTTCGTCTGCCCATTGAGAGCTTGAGCAGCTCGTGGATTACCATTAAGGGTTAATATATATGGTCTTCCACCACGCTTAACAACGACTTGGTGTTGTCGCAAATCACGACTCTCTACAATTCTGTAAGGGATATTAACTGTATCTTTACCATGTTTATACTTATCAGGATCCTCCTCTGAAAGTTTTTTCATTCTTTCTTCAAACTCATTCAACTTTCGTTCTACATCCTCTGCAGAGTCGTTTTCCTCAAAGTTGTCAGGGAATACTGGTTTCCATTCGTCTGCCACATCATCATATTTTAACCACATGTCGCTAATGCTAACGAGGTCACTTGGATGATTGAGTACAAAGTTAAAGAAGCGCTGCTTAACAAGTTTATTTCTATTTCCCTGCGTTATAGCACTCTCAGCCATACTTTGCATATTCGCAAAAGGGTCATCAGCTTTAGAAGAACGTCCCTTGGCAACTTTGATTGGTGCATTAAAAGCGCTACTCTGATGCAAAAGATATGCGTATGCTTCCTCGCTTGTTGTCTCATCAAAGCCACGAAGTGGAATATAGTATTTGTACATATCGCTTATTTTCTCATAAGTGTCCTTATCCATCATTCCACACTCATAACTCTTAGACAAAATTGCAGCGTTTACGGCATTTACCTTGTCCCACAGATTGGTAGTATCATGATTGCTCTCGTATCCTGAAACCATTGCCTCAGCATCTTCTTCTGCCTCCGTAACATTATCTTTGCCTGTCAATGCTGTAAGGCCTGCATAGTCACGATTCTCTGCTAAACCCACACGTGCACTTTTTTGAGCATCACTTAACTTTTCGTTATTAATAATGTCTTCTATCGCATGATTACGCATGACAGCATTACGTTCCAAGCCGTGCTTTGCCATCATATAATCCACAAGTTCAGCACGTTTTTGTGCATTCTTACATAGCTTAGAGACTTCTGCAAGCATTGGCTTAAATACAAGGTGTGCAAAAGCATCCGCCTCTGCTTTATTCACTGATGACAATCTATTTTCGCCTAAGTAGGCGTTTTCATATCCGTCAATGTCTTCAATGTTAACATTCTTTCCCTCAGCCTTAGTAATAGCATTCATTGCCTCTTTGAGACCAAGCATGCTATCTTGCAAGGCTTCTTGTGTCTGGAACATTGCTCTATTAACACGCTGCTCGTACTTTTCTCTCGCATTTACTCGCTCTTTCTCCTTTGAATCATCTTCTCTATATAGAATCCCTCGCTCAGCTATATTAGAAGAATTAGTGTCCTGCTGATCATAGTTTCCAACCTTTAACTCATTTTGCTTTGCTATGTCTTCTGCCTCACCTAATATGCTACGATATCTACCTGGCTCTTTCATATTTTCATAGCTGCGCCATAGCAAATAACGAAGTTCGTTGTCACTTAATTCTGTAGCCGACCAGCCCTCAAAACCGATACTATGCAACATCTTTAAGAATAAACTTTTTATCTTATTCCATATTGCATAATGAACCCTCTCGAAGTCTGTTCGTTCTGCCAGTCCTGCAAGATACTCTTCTGTTGCTGTACGGAAATCCCAGTTGTTATTTGCCGCTTGACTTGTTATAATATGTCTTATTTCTGGTTCAACATTCTGATAAACGTTATCAAGGAACGTCTCAAAGTGTTCGCCAAACAATTTCCTTAGCCCATAATGCGCTACAGCCTCATGTAGCAGAGTCTTCTCTACGTCTTCTACACTTGCATGATTAGGGATAACGATGGTGATTTTTCCACTACTCTTAGAATAGAATCCTTTTGCCTTAGCTTTCTTTCCCTGTAAGCTGTTACTATCTGTAACGGTTTCAATATTATTAAGATGTAACTTGTCAGCAAGTTCACTTATACGACTTATCATGCGCTGGCGTTCCCTTTCCGCAAAAGCCTTGTGGGCTTCCTCCGCACGGTTGCTCTTACCAAGCATCTTTGCAACTGGGTCATTGATAAAGCTCAACTCGCTATTAGTATATGAACCATAGCCTTCTCGATATTTTTCTTCATCAAGATTGCGCTTGCCATATTCAACGTCTTCCTCCATGGCGCCTCTATCGAGTGCGCTATCATCAATATTGATAACATCCATGAGGTGTAAGGCGCTATTAGAAAATGCGGTCTTAATCTTAAAGATAGATTTATTAGTATCTCGTGTATCCTCTCCGAGTTCATAATTTCCATATAAGATAGCAGAGCGACCACCCATCTGATTGACATAAGAGATTATTTGCATAATATTCTTATGAC